GGAGAGCTTTCGCTCTCCCTTACGCGCTTTCGCGCGTTGGCTTTCGCCTACCTATAGTCGGCAAAGGACCGAAGGATTTGCTTATGGCCACAGCTCGTTCTCGAAGTAGAGACAACCGATCGAACATTAGTGGTTCCTATAGGAACTACTCGATCGGCTCTACTACGAATCGTTCTGTGCTCACAGGCACTGATGGTACTTGCGATGACACTATTGGCAATTACCCAAACCCTAACGGTTTGGATATTGTCAGTAAATCACGCTATTACCCTCAGTTGGTCGGTCAGCGTGTTAACGCTGTAACGGGTGTAATCGAAAGGGAAATGATAAATTTCCCAGTTGGCTACCACCCCGGCCCGACCGACCCACGCTCCGTCTTCCCAGCATTGACTACGCTGCAGAAGTCGAACTATGCGTGGAGTATCCTTGAACGGACTAACCCGTCCGCCCCCGACGTAAGTCTTCCGACTTTCGTCGCGGAGTTTAGGGATATACCTTCGCTGATAAAAAACTGGTATGGACTTTTACATAAAGTCCAACTCGGCAAGTTAATCAGAAATGAATTAACTTGGCTTGAGCGAAATCGCCAGCTCGATCGATTAATCACTCGATCGCCTGAGCTTCTCGCTGCCGGCCACTTAACGTGGTCTTGGGTCATTCGGCCCTTTATCAGAGATGTTTCCTTAATGTGCGACTTCGTCTTTCTCACTCAAAAGAGAATGATGATGCTTCGCCAATTAAAGGCAAACAAAGTCCTTAGAAGGCGCGTCCAACTTGCTAGCAACTACCAATTAGATCAACAACCCAATCAGATTTTACATTCTGAGGGGGTCGTCCTAAAAGGTACTCGCCGAACGGTCTTCACTGAGAAGACTTGGGGTACAGTCCGTTACAGGATTCCTACTCCAACTTCGTGGTTCTTCTACGAGGATGCTAAGCTTTGCCGTATGGCAAAGCAACTCGTATACGGAATCACGACGCATGAAGCGCTAGCAACGGCCTGGGAACTAATGCCCTGGTCGTGGTTTGTTGACTGGTTCACAGGTGTTGGTAAGGTCATTAAGGCCACTAACAACACACTGGGATTAGTACACAGCGATTGTTGTCTTATGCGGCACACTTTAAGTGAGTCCGAATTTGACATCAATTGGGCTGCGTCTGAAAAGTGGGCTCGCCCTCAAGGCGAGTTCTACGAGAGGTTTGAAAGGAAGGAACGATTTGTCGTTGCTCCTATCATCCCCTTCGCGCCGACGACTCTTCCGCTCTTTGAGCTGAAGACAATGTCGATCCTAGGC